GTAGAGGTCGTACCTAAAAAAACACCTTCTGAGCGTGCTCCCTTACGCGTGTTGCATGGTGCACAACACGCCACTAAGTTATCAAGGTCATGGCTTCCGCCTACTTTGCGCGGTATCACATGATCTACTTGGGTTGCTTCTTGTCCACAATACTGACAGATGTAGCCATCGCGCTTCAACACCCGTAACCGCTGGTCTTTCCAGCGTTGAGTGCCTAGTTCTCTGTGTGATTCGTTCACTCTTTGATTGCTTCTCTGAACTCTGGGCATGAGTAACACAGCGTGCTCTTTAAGCCATTACATCTAGCACAAGCAAGCACAAGGTTGTGTGGCGCATCTGACCCACCTCTAGCCTTGGCAAGTATGTGGTCTATCTGTGCTTCATCATAGGTCATGAGATGATCACAGTAATGACATCTTAACCCATCTCTCATTACTAAATACTTCTTGTAATTCTTATGCTTCTTAGGCCATGGAGAGCTTATCTTTTTAGTTGCCTTTGGTTCAATCCTTTTCTTCACACTAAAGCCTTGTGTATGTGCATACTGATAGATAGCATGCCTACGAACGCCTAGTGCTTCAGCTAACCAAGTACCACCTTTGTCTGCATGCTCACGAATAAAGGCTTGCTGCTCTTCATCTAATAACCAAGGCATTAGTGCCACCCAAATCTTTCCCAATGCTTTAGAGCTATGCAGGGTTCTGAATAGCGATTACCAATATATTTCAATCCCCATACTACCTGAGTCCAACCATCTTGCTCTTTAAGCCACTCACTATTGCCTTGAGGAATACCATAATGACTACCATTCTTGCTTAAAGGGTTCCAATTAGATTCATGTGTATATAACTCATCTAAGCAGTTATATTGCTTGTAATTGAAATCTAATAGATATAAAGAGTAAGTCTTGTAATCAACATATTGAACTGCACTTGTAGAACCCGCTGCAGGCATACTGCATAGAGCTATCCCAATAGCTACTAGCACCCCGCGAGCTACGCCCCTAAGGGGCTCGCGGTGAGCCTTTGAGAGGCTCTGCTGTGTTAGCGTACCCGATGTGTCAAGTACATTTGTATAAGTGCTGGTCAGAACGGCGTGTCGCATTCTGTAACCTCCTTAGTTATGCCCTGTGGATAACTTCTGTGGATAACTATTTGTCAGTAGAGTAGAAACCTTTGCCCTTAAAGTGAGCCGGTGCAGCTGCTATAACCTTGACCATAGGCTCATTACAGTAGGTGCATGGAATTATTGGTCTGTCGTACCATCCATGAGTAATTTCTTGACTGAGATTGCATTCGTTGCATCGGTAGTCATAGGCTGGCATGTTAAGCACCTCTGTATCATGTAAGACCCACAGGCTGTGCAGCGGTCAATGTCTGCGTCTGTGGGATCGATGGATAAATGACCATATTTCAACTTCAAAAGATCCAGCAAGTCCTCTAAACGGATGATGGCGGCATACTCACGCACATCGTTTCCTTGTCCGTTTAATCTCAGAACGGCAAACCCCAATTCCCCCGAAATGGTTGTGCGCGCTTTAATCTGAGCGAGAACTGCTTTGGGATTGAATCCAGCTCGTGCCTTAACCTCACAGTCAAAAGGCACATTCTGAATATCTTTTCCCTTTCCGCGACCAACGGATGCGAACTCCCAGACAGACGAAAGGTAGTCTGCTACTAGTCGCTCGGTCGCGAAACCTCGGTACTTTCGGTGCTGGCTAGCCATTTACTGCTTTACATTTACGGCATTGCCATGCGCCCACTACTGGGTGTCCATCCTTGAAAGCAATTTCTGCCACAATGTTATGAGCTTCAGTTGGCTCATTACACAACTGACATGCGATCGTGTCAAACAATGGCACATCTTCAATATTAGTCCACTCGCCTGTGGTTTCGTTATAAAACTCTAAGTGACCCATTATGCCCACGCTTTCTGAGGTTGAAACTTTCCATCTGAACCAAGTGTGTACCACTTTGTAGGGCATCGATGAGCTGTTGATCCACTAAACCCGCAGAAATAGCCACCCCATGCCTTCCCATTCTTCTCGCCTGCACGCCATTGCATGTGGCCGTGCTCGCATGATGGAGCTTCAACGGCTTCCGGTGTTCCCATTACAGCTGCAATGTTTTCCATAGCCTTCTCAAGTGTTACTGGAGCGTCCACGACTTTGTTGTATTGTCCAACCGGTGTTGTCCAGTAATCTTGTTCGACTGATTGTACGAGATCTTGTACGGCTGGCTTTTCAGCCTTCTTGGTAATGACCTTTGTCATTTCCTCTCGACTAGGTCTCTTTCCTTTAGGAGCATAACCTGCATTTGCAAGTGCTCTGCCGATTGCCGAAGTCTCACAATTCTCCAGTGCACTAGTCTGATTGACACCTCGCTGAGTAACTGTCTCTTCAGCGTACCCTGTTGCCCACGCAAGGCTATCTGAAGCATCTTTGTAGAGATAAGCTTTAACAATGTATCGAGTAGCCTCGACCACTTCCAACTCAGTTGCAATGCGAAACGATGGATGATCCTTAATAAACTTTTCAAGTCGAACCTCCACAGGCTCATAGTCGGCTAGATTAAACATAGAGTTCATTCTCCTCGGTTGCTAGTTGTCCAGCGATTGCTGTGTAGGCTGCCATGTCGATCCAAGTGTCAATCTGCTGTGCTGATTCGAGACTTCTAGCGAGCTTGACCAGAACCATGATTCCTGCGACCTGATAATCATGAATCGGTACCTCAAGGTATGCACTGAGGAGCATTGCTGTTCTGCGCATGTTATCCGCAGGGTGACCATACGAGAGACCACGCTGACCGATCGTGTCTGTGGCTGAAGAGAGGATTTCATTAGCGAACATGAAACTCTCGATCTGCTTCAGCTTCTTTGTAGCCCATTGCCCAGCCGACTATAAACCATAAAACATTAGCTGCAAGTAATATAATGATCATTGGCATTTGGATACTCATTATGCACCCCAATTTTCTGTTATAGCTTCTTGGTAAATGTATGTAAATGCCTTTTGAACATCACAAGGATTACAATTTGGTTGCCAAGAATGATGAGTTTCGCAGCGATTTTCGTCCCTAAACTTTAAAAACCTTTCAAAAAATAAATCTTTATCCATCTTTTTACCTATCTGTAGCGATGCCCTTGATCGCTTACAAGATTAGAGTCTCACGCCTATCCGACATGTGCAAGCACACTTAGATAACGAAACGATAACGATTTACTGATACAACTTCCCGTACAATGTAAAAGATCCATCCTTGTTAATGGGAACTAGGAATGGGCTGACTCGATCTCCGTGGGTTTCAATAACTGCCACTGACATCTGCCAATTAGCACTCCCAGCCTTCAAATAAGAGGCTTTCTTCTTGTCCATGACATTTCCTGCCTCTAAGCCCCATAAAGTCCTGTATGAGGCTCCTATGCCCTCTGTGAAGGCACTAATGCCTGCTCTGTGGGTGTGTCCGCAGACTACTGACTTGCCAAACTTCTTAGCCAATCCAAGAGCTGTAAGTCCAGCATTAGAGTTCATTGAACCCTCGTCTCCATGGACTAAGACCCAGTTGCGATGGAACTCGAATGGTTTCTTATGAAAGCGTATCCCCAAGCTGCTGAAATCCATAAAGTTGGAGTATTCGAGTTCTGGAAGTCCGATGAGACTAGGAGCTCCTCGAACGAGAGTGTGGTATAGGCGATCTGTGTGGTTGGATCTAGTGATGTCGGTAGTGCCAAGATCCCAAAGGATGTTTTGAGCGAGACTTCTATCGGCATCTAATTGCCCCTCATACTCTAAGTGTGTGCCTTTAGCCCACTTGGACTGAGACTGCATGTCCAGTTCATCACCGGTGTTTAAGACGAGATCAAACTTCTCACGCTTTACTAACTTGATAAGATTCTTGACTGCTGCTTCGTGATGATAGGGAATCTGTAGATCCGAGATCACCAAGTAACGCTTTTTAGTCGTCATCATCCTCATCTTCGTAATTGCCGAACTTCTCTGGTTCGACTGGATCTGGCAAGATCCAACGCGGATAGGAAGGAACATCGGTAATCATGAAAAGAGTAATGCCCTCAGAAAAGCCTGCTTTTCTTAGGCTTTTGTAATACTCATGCAAGCCAATGCAATAAGCATCGAGCTTTGAATAGCCCTGCTCCTCTAATGCCTTAGTTACTTTTCTTGCCATGATTAAATTATCGCTCTAGTAAGATGTTATAGATCTCATCGACACGCTGATTGAGTCGCTTGATCTCAGATAGCAGATGTGTAATGACATAGCCTGCCAAGCCACCGATGATCCCGATGGTTGCTATGTAGAGAGTAAAGAAGTCCTGTTGTGTCACTTTTTCCCATACTCCGTATCCTTTGGATCTATCCAGCGTAGGATCGGTGGCAACACGCTAGCAAGACCAGCAGCTAGTAAAGCCTTTGGATCTGTAACCCCAGAGATTGCCAAAGTCAGCACAGATGCAAGAAATGCGCGTGAGTAAGTGCCAAGGACTTTCTTTAGATCTTCCATTATTCTCCGCCTAACATAGGTACTTGAAAAAAAGAGCCGTCATTGTCAGCTTCTTTCTTAAAGCTGATATGCATGTGGTGATTATGTTTGTTAGCCCCTGTGTACTTGCGCCATTTCCAGTTAAGGATGCTGGAGCAGATTTGTCCATCGAAAATGATGTAAGCAATACGCTTGTCCGCTTTTGACTTTGATAAGGCACGAAGCTGATCTGCAAGATCGCCCATGATGTCTGGTTTACTGGACTTGAATAAGTCACGATCGAGGTCAATGGCGCGTACCCAGCCCTCGCCATCTGGATTATGATCAGACTTGCGAGCAGCGTGTCGGGTATCACCAATCCAGCCATCCGATGTGCGGTCACGATCTGGGAATGAGTCATCGACTTGTTCCCTTAATTGACTCGCAGCTTTACTTAATCTGGGTTTCATCCGAGACAATTGGTGTGGATTGTTCCGCTTGTCGGCGGTCGTATTCTGATTTAGGCATTGAGGTAAATTGCTCGTTGCCGTGGTCAATGATGGCGTGAGTTTGGACTCCACCAATAAGTTCAATTTCTACAAAAGTAACATTTTCCATTTTACAACTCCGCACTTAGTCCGAGGTAACCCGAGGTCGAATTATTAGATGTCAATACATAAGGTCTATATTGTGTAATTCCGCTGCTATGAGTTGTATAAACCATAAGAGAATTTTTAGATGAAAGACTTGTATCAATTCCAGCAGCAGTGGCAGTTACAACATTTACATTGTCATAAGCCGCTAATGTCGAATAATCAATGGCAGTTGGTGTCACTCGCATTGTTACTGGTGGTCTTACCCAAAAATAACAATTAGCAGCACTATAACCGCTGCCTGTTCCCATTTGAACATAAAGATTATCTCCACCTTGTCGGTAGTAATACCTCTGACAAGCGGCTAATTCTCCTTGGATTGTTCCAGCATTAGTGCGGAAAGGCAAAGCAACGCTACCAATGTCAATTTGGACGCCTGTCACCTCAAAATAATCATTAGCCCCAGCCGTACCAGTTGGTGTTTCTGTGAATACAAATCCAAGTTGTGCAAAACTGCTTCCTATTGCAAATGTATGAGTGAATCGTTGCCAAGTAGTTGTCAGAGTGCTTGTGGTGTTTAACAAAGTTGAAGTACCAGTAAATCCAAAGAACACATTGCCGTCTGTTCCTGTGCCAGCATAAAAACCAATACCCAAAGCATTACTGGTTGCAGAATAATTAGCACCCGCTCTAGCGTAATAAGAAAAAGTTACTGTTTTACCAACAAAAGGTATTGAATTTATTGACTCTATGGTTTGTCCAAAAGATAGTCCACCTGTATTGGTTTGCCCTGAGTTACGCTGGACTCTTGCACAATACTGGATAAAAGGCAGATTTGTAGTGTCATTTGTTGATTGTCTTGATGTAGTTAAACTTCCTGCATAATAATTTTGCCAGCGGTCTGCATTATAACCTGAACCAGCAGCAAAAGAATTTGCCGTTCCTGTTGTACCGCGTTGCCAAACCTGCATCGCTGAGTTCAGAACTGGATTGGGTTGCACTGTTCCGCTTGTATAGCGCAGACCAGTAGTAGCGGAACTATCTGCTACGAGTGTCTCGCCGTTGTTGCCTACTGCTAGTCGAGCAGGAGTTGAAGCTGCCGTAGCTGCGACAAGATCACCCTTTGTAGTCACTGTGGACTTAGGGGTCATTGTCGCCATTGTGGTATCGATGGCATTGCCCAGCGTACGAATAGCCAGAGCACCATTCTTGACTAGATCTGTATTGTCTGGCTCTAGCCAGCCGTAATTAGGACTTGTTGCCATTTAGTTAAGTGCTCCGATCGCATTGTTCCAAGTAAGTGTAGCATTTGTGGTCGCCCATGTTATAGTGCTAGGGACTACTGTGTCCCATT